TACCTTGAGCGTCTTTGCTCCCGGCAACGCTGATGCTTGCACCGACGAGAGGCCCAAGTTCTTCCAGAACCTCTGCCCACTTTTTTGTAGCAGGCTGGAGGTCAGCGAAAAGCGCGTTTTCCTCTTTCAGCCAGTAAGCCCCATCCGGGTACGTGCCAACCAGGTCGCGCAAACTACGATCCTGCGGCTTAGCATGCCCTAGAAACGCTTTAGTGCCAGCCGGAATAGCGACAGGCCCATATTCGCGCAAAACTTCAGGCGAATAGTAGCCGCTGGAACCTTGGCCGGGTGTGGCAATTTTGACGCGCCAACGCTTGCCACCAGTTTTGACTGGAGCGGTAGCAACCTGCTCGGAAAGGATCACGGTCATGGTATTTACAATCATACCATTATCGGTTTACGGCTAACGTTTATGCGCCACCTTTTAGGCTGTCGGCAACATTCTCAAACCGCTCCACCAATTGCCGCATTTCATCTACCTGCATTTGCGTGAAAGCGTTTGACAGAATATCGGTACGCATGTCATTTGCGCCAACATCGTTTCCGCCAGAATTGTTGCTACGGCCCTGGTCTGGTGATGCGGCTTGAACTTTCATGTCAGTGTCAACATCTTTACGCGGCAACGATTCAGTGTTATTCGGCAACATGACGCCTTCAGGAGCCTCCGCGTGTAGTGGTGCCACGTCGAGAATGTCGAGAATGTTAGAGCGGCCCTCATCGGGGTGAAGCAAGCCAGTACCCCATGCAATGATGGAACGTTGCATCTCACGGTACGGGTCAGGTTCTTGAATCGGGTCAAACCACATCTTCGGCGGCGTAAGGCCGAAAGCGGAAAACACTTCCCGATAAAACTCAACCCACTCGTCTTGCCGGAACCGCATCGCATTGATAGTTGACGGCGTAAGCGACTGGGCCGCCCCATACGATGAACCTGCCGCCGCTGAATCGGATAGCAGTTCAATGTTCGGCACATCCAACGCCGCCGCCATCATCGCCGCAACAGGGCGTGCAGACGTGAAATCGTAACCTTTACCGGCAGTGTTGATCGCCTGCAAGTCTTGGCCGTCAGACATTACCGCAGTCTGACCATGCCCGGTAGCGTTTTTCACTTTCGCCGACGTAGATGTAACGCTTTTACCGCTTCTAGTCGTGATCTTATACAACATTTTCGACAGCGCCTCATTGACGACACGCCCATAACGCATAATCTCCGAATACGCTTCATACCAGGGGAGCGCAGCAATCGAATCCGGCAAACCCATCGGCCAACCCGTTTGACGGTTAAAGCGTTTCACTACTGCGATCACATTTGCCGCTACAGGAACACGCTCGTTGTTGACCGTGATACTTGCTTGGCGGGCACCCGTAAACTTGTTCGTGTAAAACCATTCTTTGCGCACTTTGCCAGGTTCAGCCCCCGGCCATGTGCGCTGAATCGCCCACACTTCGTCAGGGAAATCCGGGTTGAAGCGTATGTCACTCACTTGTTCTAACGGAAACGACCGCACTTCATCGAGCGCCGTGTAACACAAGACGATACGAATACCATCCGTATACGCGCACCGTTCCATTTCAGAATGTGCTGACGCGCCAAACAGGTTGTCTTGATTTACTTGCCGTTCAAAAAAACGCCGCAGACGAGTAGGTGCACCCGCCTTATTGCTCGGCTCCACGCCTTCAATGTGGATGCCTTTCGCCCACACGTACCCTCGCCGCAGGTTCACGCCGCGCTGCATGAGACTACCGCCCACCACGTAAGGCCGGATAGTTTCTGAAATGTCTTTCACTTCATCTAGTGTGAGACCTTCAGAATGGTCATTGCCGAGTACGCCTGAAATCAGTGTCCAACCGCGATCTTCAAATGCGAGTGAACGCCGCACATTGTCGAGACTTTCACGCAAATCCTCGTTTTCGATGCGTAAAGCGTCAAACTGTTCTTCAATGGCTTTGAAAGGCGTCGATTCGGGCATGAAAACTATTCTATCGCACCTACATGGGCCAACCTTCAGAGGTGATTAGATCGTGGAAACCAAAATCGGGGATTTCTTCAGGATCAATGACGGCGACACTACCCACCCTACCCAACTCATCTCGCATGTCTTCAGGGATGTAAAACGCATACCAGGCGGCGTCAGCAAAGTCGGGCGACTTTTTGCCCTCTTTACGCATGTCGGCTTTCGACTGGATTTTGATCCGATTCCGCGCGTCATATTCGTACTGGATGCTCCGCAACTGGTCAATGAAATCTTCATCTTCGATGTCTAAATCGAGGAAGCCTTGATGTGCCGCAATTTTCATGTCAAAAAATGACTTCAGCCCGCGAATTAGTGTACGTTTTACTTTCCCGCGCGGGATCACCGCCAGCCATCTTATACAAGTCAAACATCAAAGGCCGCGTAGCCAAATCTTGAATGACCGCCATGCCNACNCCAGACGAGTCTACTTTCACNAACTGCNCNCCAGTCGCTAAAGCAAAATCAANGATCCGGTCNGCGTTACTCGGATTATCCGGGTTGTGGCCTGCTANTGGTGCGCCTTTCCANGTGGCAACNCGACGTATCACCCAACCGCGTTTACCTGTAGCAACATCAGGTTTCCCTGTCTCATCGTCAGTTTCCCACACTTCNCCNTCCTGNCANGANTACACNGAACTAAAGTCACCTTTATCGCTCCACGCAATATCCACGCCNAAATGGATTGGCGCATCCGGGTCGGGTAGNACATAAGCGTTCAAGCAGTTAGAAATATCACTTTCAGTGAAAACAGTGTTACCTGCNTCAAACGCCCACTGGCCGAGCACGCGAGAAATGTACATGGGGTGCTCTTCGCCCCACTCTTCCCGCATCGCGTCAATGTAGTCTTGGCCTGACATACCTTCAGCGCGTTCAATATCAAACCCNGGCTCGCCTGTNATCGTTGGCGATTCGAGAACACTAATGTGGAGCCTGTTCCACTGGGGCAGTTTTTTGTCCCAAATTTTTGCCATCGCGCAAGAAGGATCAGTTGGGTTAGCGATAAGCAGTCGACGGTTTCGTGGCCCTGTCGCCATGTTCCCTAGTGCTGAAATAATGTCTTGGTTGAGGCCCGCCGCCTCATCACCAATGGCGAGTAGGTAAGTCGCGTGATAGCCTTGCAGCGCGTGCCCGGCCTCCCGGTTGGCGGGCTTCCTGCCTTCACCAATTTTTCGACCATCAATTTTCAGCTTATTGTCGCCCGTCACATAACCGGGCAGTTTATGGTCAACTAAACCTTCATTGTAACGACGTTCTGCAATGGCATAAAACATTTTTATGTTATTCCACAACACGTCAGTCTGGGCTACAGTAGGCGCAGTTGAAGCCAAATAAACCTCATCAATAGGGTGGACATCAACCCACCAACATGCGGCAACGGCGGCAATAAAAGATTTACCCACTGAATGCCCCGCCGCAACCGCAGTCGCCCGATTGTCGCGGATCGAATACAAGATTTCTTTCTGCTTACTCCACAACTGCACGCCCAAATATTCTTCCGCCCAGGCCACAGGATCATTGATGTAGCGGCGCGCTTTAGATTTCTGCTCTAGTTTTCCTACGGCAATTCCGGCAATATCTGCAATAGTCATCGCGGAAGGTGTCCCCATCGTTCGCCGGTTTTAATTCGTCTTGCCTGCGCGACGCTTATGCCATACTCGCCAGCCAAATCTTTTACCGTTTCGCCTCTTCTAAATCTTGCAAGCATTTCAATGACTTCAATCTCTGTAAGTTTTGCCATGCTATGCCCCTCACCGGTCATGGCAGCGCTAATTTTCGCCCCGAAACCCTCCGGCTTCTTGTGGCCCTTGCTGCTTGAGCTAATCGCGTCACGATGTGCCTGACTGATACCAGGGAACTTTTCTTTTCGGGTGTTTTTGTATTCGGGGTCGAAATATGTTTGGTTGTTTAGCAGCATAAGCATCGCTTGGTAGGAACACGAATGCCTTTTTGCTAAATCCCGTGCGCTAGTCCCGATTTGGCAGTATTCATATCGCAGTTCTGCTACCTGCTGCGGATTGAATTTAGCCCTGTTGCTGGAATATGAATCGCGTTTTTGCACAGACTTCGCACGCTCAGCCCTAATGTTTCTAACGATAGGCGTGTAATCCGGGTCTTTCCACGTTTCGTTTGATAAACATGACATAACCGCGGCCCTTGGTAGACCCAAATCTCTTACAACTTGAGACATGCTTACTTCGTTATTTAGGTAATATTCGCGAATTTCCTTCGCCTTATCCCAACTCAAAACTTGCCCCGGACGACCTCTGTTTATCGAATCGGCTACATGCTGCTTCACTTTTTCAATAGTCAAAGGCATGTTGCGCCCTCCAAGACTTGCGTTTAGCCCACCCTCTTTCCATCCCCGAAAAGTACGCAATTCGGCAACCCATCGCTCTTCTGCGGCGTCTAATCCGTCAGCCTCGACGTACTCCAAAACGGCCATAACGATGTTTTCCGCGCCGTGCTTTGCAATCCAATGATTCACCGGGTAATGTGGATTTTTAGCGCGCTTAACGTGTTCGGCCAGACGGGCCTTAGTACCCTGCGTAGTTTTGCCAACATAGCGAACTCCGCGCTCGGGGTGGCAAGTACAGGAGAGGCCATAAATCAAGTTATTGGTTTGCACCCTAGAAAGTATACACTACTTAGTCCTGTGTGTCATATTCAGCAGAAACCACCATCAGGCTTTCCCTAAACTGATCTTCTAGAACTTTCCGATCCGCGTCGGGAAAAGTTTTCGACAACGCGCCCATCGCGTGATAGAAAGACTTCTCCACAATATCCACCAACACCCGGGCTTGAGCCGCCTGCACCCGCTCAATGTCAGCATCAATTTTTGCAGACTGCCGCTCCAACTGATCAAACGCCAACTTAATCGCATTGATATACGCCGTCGTAATCAACGCATCATGGCCCGATTCGGCC